TCAGAACGGCACCTCCTCGTCGCTCAGGGGTGCTGTGTTCCACGCCGATTGAGCGGGGGCGGAGGCTGTGGACCTGGCGGGCGCTGCTGCCGGAGCCGGGGCCGCCTGACCACCACCGCCATCCAGGGAGTCGTTCTTGCTGCCGAGCAGGGTGATTCGCTCCACGACCACGACCGGCTTGGATTTCTCTTCGCCAGTGGTCTTGTCGGTCCATTTCTCGGATGTCATCCGGCCCGACACCGCGATCTGGCTGCCCTTCTTCACATAGTCGGCAGCGACCTGGGCCTGCTTGCCCCAGATGGTCAGGTTGAACCAGTCGGGGGCTTCGTCGCGCTTGTAGGCGTTGACGGCGAGAGAGAGGTTGGCAACCATCGTGCCGCTCTCGAAATAGCGGACTTCAGGATCTCGGCCTGCGCGGCCGACCAGGGTGATGTTGTTCATGGTGTGGGGTGTGGTTCCGTAAGTGAATTGCGCCGGTCAAACTGCCCAGGCGGCGGGCAGGTCTTCGGCGTCAGTGGGTGGCTCCGGCTCAGGCGCCGGGGCTGCATCGGGCTCAGGCTCGGCGAACTCCACCGCGCCGATGCGCAGCGGTTCTTCATCCGGGGCTGGGGTGCTCACGACATGCACCGCCACCGCGTCAACATCGAGAGCCTCTTCAGGTGTGACCAGGCCAAGGCTCACCTCGGGGCAGTAGACCCGGGCCCAGGCTGAGGCGGCCCGATACGTCAGCATCTGCCCCGTCATCGTCGGCCACTTGCTGCCCTTGCGACCCCACCAGCCCTCAGCCTTGGCCATTGCCACGGTGATCATCTGGCCGCGCAGTTCGCCTTTCGTGTCCTTGTCGATCGCCACCGCATAGCAGCTGCTCGGGTTGGCGTCGTCATCGAACACGAACCGCAGCGGCGAGAATCGGCCGCTGGCGTTCACCGTGGCGATCAGGAACGACGCAGACCATGTGGGCTTGCCGTTGATCGGCACCATGTTCTGCATCACCACCAGCGGAGAGAGCCGCATCCGGCCGCTGATCTCTAAGGCAATCAGGCAGTTGCTCAGGCCGTTCTGGCCTTGGTACTGAGGCGGGACCAGCGTGGAGCTAGCGAGCGCTCGGGCCATTCGCTGCGCGTCTTCAAATGTGGCAATGCCACTGAAGACGCCGCTGGCCAGGCTTGTGCTGGATGTGGTCGCCAGCGCTGTGCTGTCGGGAGTTGTCATCAGAACAGTTCGATGGAATCAGGATCAATGCCAGCCGCAAGGGCGGCGGCTCTGGTGCGTGGCGGGATCTTCACCTCCACGAGTTCGGTTGCTGGAAACTTCGCCGCGGCGTTCCGGTAGTCGGCCATCAGCTGATCCAGCTGGCGCTCTGCCGCTTCGTGTGCGGCAAAGATCTGCTCATGCACCGCCAGCTCAGGGCCGCAGCGCTGCACGAACAGCGGCAGGCCGGGCGAATAGGAGATGTAGTCGCACCAACGGCGACCAGTCACAACAAGGCCGGTCTGAACCTGTGGGACGTACTCCACCGGGAGTACACCAGTGAGCAGGCTCTTCAGATGAGTCTTCGGCCGCGGGCACTTGATCTCGATGAGCCCGTCATCACCCACCAGGCCGTCTGGTGAGTACCCGAGGGTGCCGGCGGAGGTGGTGAGGGTGATGAAGCCGCACTCGGCAACCGGGTCGAAATTCTTGGCGTACAGGTCCCGGGCGTAGGGCTCCAGCAGGTGGCCGCGCGCCATGTCGTCGTTGTAGAACCCCTGATCGCTCTCGCCAGTGACCCTCTCCGCCAGCAGCTGATACAGCTGGGCGCGGCTGGTGTCGTTGTTGGCCGGTTTGCCCGTGGCGGTGAGCAGTTTGCCGATCGCACTGGCGGTGATGACGCCACGCCGGAGCGCGTGCCATTCGTCGGTGCCCTGCTGGATGTCGAAGTAATACCGGGGCTGAGCCTGGGGAGGCGCTTGGACCATGGCGGGGGTGCAGTGGTTCCGCTATCATACCCCTAGGGTTCCGCATCTGCATCCCATCTGCCCAATAATGCTGATGTTGCATCCGCGTGGCAGCAGTCAGCAGCAGCGGCTACAAAGCCGGAACCGCAACGGTCGCCATGTACCCCCCCCCCCCCGAATGTTGAAGATTTATTGCGAGACTCCCCAACACCTTGACCAGGCCTGGCGGATGCTCGCTCAAGTCCCTGACGATGAGTTCCAGCCCGCCGAGATCTGGCGCGACGGGCAGCACCAGTACACCGTCGTCAGGACGGCCGACGGCGAGCAGACAACAGCTCGGCTTGTAGATCAGCTGGTGTGCAGTCCGTGCCCCTGATCGTGCCGACCATCTGGGCCAGGGCGGCCAGCTCCAGCTCCAGCTCTTCGCCGGTCAGCTCACGGGCGCCCGTCACCACGTCACGGATCCGTTTCTGCCGGCCTGGATCCTTCGACGGATAGGCCTCGGCGAACCGGGTCACGGCCTCGCGCAGTTTCCACCCTTGCTCCTCGGCCAGATCGTCCAACAGCTCCGGCAGCCGCTGACGCATCCGGCTCAGCTTCCCCGGGGCCAGCAGGTGCTCGCCGAGATATGGCAGCTCCAGCCGGCCCATTAACAACCTCGCCAGCTCGCCCAGGTCCAGGGGTTGGGTGGGGTCGATGGGGGAGGGGAGCCAGATCGCGTCGTCCAGCCATTCCGCGCGGACATCCCAGGAGCTGTGCGGGCCGAATTCCCGTATCGCCGCATCGGGTCCGACCGTGTGCCAGATCCAGATGGCGCGGTTCGCTTCCGCCATCGCATCGAGGTGCTTCAGCCCTGCGCCCCGGGGCTGCCGGCCATTCCGAATCCGGGATATGGCGCCACCATCGAGGCCGGTTGGTTCTCCATATGCCCAGCGGAAAATGGCTGAGAGCCGATCGTTACTGGACGGGGCCAGCCAGTGATTCATAAGCGAGGCCAGGACCTGAACGCCTCGGTCGATGCGTTCAGCGGCGGGGATGTGGTTCTGCATATGGATATCGTAGGGGTTCCGAACCCCTACGGAACCCCTAGCAGCGTGCGTGCGTCGTCGATGCTGCGCACGATTCCGGAAACTCCGCCCACCGCCTGGATGTGATCGAGGAACCGCGTCTGCTCGGCGGTGGGTCGGCCCGTGGCTGATTTCACCTCCAGCGCCACGAACTGGGCCACGCCGGCCACCTGGCGGTATCCGATCAGGTCACTGCTGCCGACGCACAGGCCGGCGTGCAGGGGGCGGCCCTGACGCACCACCACGTCACCGGGCCGGAGCGCTGCAGCCACGGCGCGGATGTTGCCGGCGCTGACCTTGGTGGCAGGCCCAGCCCAGCCGGTGCCGACATTGTTGCGCCAGAGCCTGGTGGTGCCTGATCCGCACGCCAGGAGAATGCGCTGCTGGACCTGAGCTTCCACAAGTGCACCCCTTATAATGAAAGTGTGGATCCGCGCTGTGTCACCAGCCGGACCCGTGACACCAGTCGAGAAACCGACCGATGCAATCTCAATCTAAGGGCCGTCGCGACCCTCAAAAGCTCCGACGCGATCGAATCCACGCAGAGGTCATGGCTGCGTGCGGAGTCTCCATTGCTCAAATTGGCCGCAGCCTTAGTAGGCCTCCTGTCACCATTCGTTACTGGCTAATTGCAGCCGTAGCCGAGAAACTTAAATCTAAAGCCAGAGAAAAAAGGGCCAAAAATCCTGAGCATGCCAGGCAAATTAATAGGCGGTGGCGGGCAAATAACCTTGATAAGGCAAGGGAAAGCTATCGTAACTGGCAAGCAAGAAACTCGCAATATTGCCGTGAACGAAATAAAGCCTACCAGCTTGCCAACGGTGACTTAATACGAGAAAGACATAGGGCTTACCGCGCGAATAATCCTGAAAGAGTCAGGCTTATAGCTAAAGCTTATTATGAGCGCAACAAAGAACTCATGGCCCAAAGGCACAAGGAATGGAGAACCAAAAACCTAGATTATGCTCGATCTAGGTTGCGTGAATATAGGAAGCTAAACCTAGAAATGGCAAGAGAAAGAGGCAGGTGTTACGGGGCAAAGCGAAGGTGTGCGATGAGGCGCGCCATTGTCGCCGCCAAGCGACAAGATGCGGCGCATAGACGTAAATTGTTTGAGAATAGATGTGCGTACTGTGGATCAAGCAATCGCATAGTCATTGACCATGTGCTTCCAATCAAGCTGGGAGGCCTTGACGAAGCCGCAAACCTAATTCCTGCATGCTTTACATGTAATGCCAGCAAGGGAGCAAAGCTGGTCGAAGAATGGTACAAATCTCAGCCGTTTTTTAGCCAAACAAAATGGAAGAAAATTTGCCGACATTCGCCACATGCATTGTCGGCACAGCTCTCGATCCCTGTGCCCGCTTAGCCGACCGACCCACCCGCCCCGGCTAACCCCGGGGCTTTTTCATGCCACCTGATCCAACCCATCCATAGGTGTTGCAACCAGCTGCCACTGGTTCCGCAAGACCAGCTGATTACCCGCCAGGAATGAACGCATCGTCTGCTTCGGGATCTCGTGGCGCGCTGCCCAGCCATACGGGTTGCTGATTGGGATCCGGGAATAGGTCCGCGTGGTGGTGTGCCGGATCACCCAGGCCGGCTCAGCTTCTGACCGCGGCGCATCATCAGGGCTGCGCTTCACCCACCAGATCCAGGTTCCGCCGCCGTTGCCCAGGGACGTACGCCGCAGCAGGCCCAGCGTCTCCAGCTTGCTGACGCTGCGGTTGAGCGTCGCTCGATCGGTGCCCAGCTGCTCGGCCAGCTCACCCAGCGACAGCCACCACCCAGGGCAGACCTGCTCCAGCTGTACCAGCACGAGCACCAGCTCGGCCCGCAGCTGACTGCGGACGCTGGCGAGGTACGCCGGCTCGATCACGCGACCGCCTTCCCGCGCTTCGCACCACGCGCCGCCAGCACATGCCGGGCCCAGCCTCTCGGGTTCTTCATTCCCCGACGCGTGCCGATCTGGATCAGGTCTTCGAGGGTCTGGGCGGTGGCCTGCTCGCGGCGGGCTTCGCGGCGCTGCACCTCCACCAGCTCACCGTCCACCGTGGCGAGCTCCCGGCGTTCGGGGACGAACTCATGGCCGCAGTCCGCGCAGACCGGGCGGCCGCTCGGCATCGCGGAGAAACACCGGGGGCAGACGCGGACTGATGGGGCGGCCTGGCCACCCTGGCGGCCTACCTTGCCCTCCAGCGTCCACTCCCGGTCATCCGTCGGCAGCCCGTGGCGGTGGCTGTTGCCGACGTGATCCAGCACCACAGTCCAGGGCTTCCCTCCGTCCGCAATCGCCTGCAGCCGGCCTTCCCTGGTGGACAGGTCACGGCCTGGCGCGTAGATGGGCCGCAACCCACGCCCAACCTGCTGCAGGTACAGCGTCAGGCTGTCCGTTGGCCGCAGCAGCTGCACACCGCTGACGCTCGGAATGTCCGTGCCTTCGCTGATGATCTCGCAGCTGAACAGCGCCTTCAGAACACCGCTACCTAGATCCGCAATCAGCTGGCGCCGCAGTGCTGGTTCCGTATCCCCATGCAGGCACGCCGCAGGAATCCCCGCATCGCGGTACAGCTGGGCGTATCCCTCAGCGTTCGGCACGCTCACGCAGAACCCCAGCACTGTGCCGTTGTGGATCGGTGCAATCTCTCGCCGGTAGTGGCCCACCGGATCGCCCATTGCCTGCCCTGAGCGCAACACCTCAGACGCTCGCGCCTTGCCCGTGGCGGTGTCGAACCTGCGGATCCCGGACAGGTCGAACCCTGGCGGGGCCAGCACTCGCGCGCGGCTCAGATACCCCTCATCCGTCAACCACTGCGCTGTAGGCCCCTGGATCAGCTGGCGGAAATACCCGCCGTGACCTTCACCCAACCCTTCACCGGACAGCCGCTGCGGTGTGGCCGTCAGCCCCACCAGGTACGCATCAGGCCAGGCATCAATCACCCGGCCCCATTTGTTGCCCTCGATCAGGTGGTGCGCTTCATCCTGGATGATCAGCGTCGGCGCAGGGATCAGACGCAGCCGCCGCGCGACCGTATCCACGCTGCCCACCTGCACAGCCTGGCTCAGGTCCATGCTGCGGCCAGCAGCGATCAGCCCATGCCGCACACCGTGGCCACCGATGCGGCCAGACAGGTCCTCAATCAATTCTTTGCGGTGAGCCAGCACCAGCACCCGGTGACCACGGGATGCAGCACGCTCAGCCATGAACGCGGCAACCGTGCCCTTGCCTGAACCTGTCGCCATGGTGCCCACCACTCGCCGATGGATGGCTAGTGCTGTGGAGATGTTGGCGGTGAATAATTCTTGGTAGGGGCGGAGTTCAATCATCGGGAACCTCGCGCTTAATCAGCTGCCGCACCCAGATAGCCATGGGCAGGTCGATGCGGGCGCAATGCTGGCGAACCCGCTCATAAAAATCAGGCTTCAACGAAACCTGAAGCAATCGGCGATCAGTGTCTTTTTTGTTGGTCATGCCATGAAGTGTTTGGTGAACTCACTGGGGAGAGCCGAAGCCCTCCGCGCTGAGATCGTCAGCCCTTGCCGCGCCTTGCCTTGCCGCGCCCCGCCTCGCAGCGCCATGCCAGGCCAAGCCGGTCCAGGCCGCGCCCCGCCTCGCAGCGCCATGCCAGGCCAAGCCGGTCCAGGCCGCGCCTTGTCTGCCCTCCAAAGAGAGCAGCAGGGAACCTCCGAAGAGGCTCCGTGCTGCTGTCTGCAGCCCTTGCCCAGCCACGCCAGGCCCCAGCAAGCCAAGCCTCGCCAAAACGCGCCATACCGCGCCGCGCCGTGCCGCATCCACCCTTGTGAGGGTGGCAGGGAAGGCCGAAGCCCTCCGTGCCACCGTCTGTGACCCATACCCCGCCTGGCCCCGCCCTGCCGTGCCTGGCAACACCGGGCCCCGCCGTGCCGAGCCGAGCTTGGCCCGACCTGGCTGGGACTTACACCGTTGCCGGATGCCCAGTACATCAAGCCACCTCGGCGTTGAATCGGCCGTGCTTGGGCCGCCAGTCGCCAATGCCCACCAGCTTGCCGGCGTCAACAGCGATCTCTTCGACCTCGCGCATATTCAGCACGTCAGGGTCGTACTGAGCCAGCACCGTGATGCTCCAGTTGCGGAACATCGGCCGCGTCCGCATGACCTTGGCCATGCCCACCTTCACGCCGATCGTGTGAGTGAACTGGCCACTGGCGAACATCTCCGACAGGGTGTCATCAGTGATCGTGGCAGGCTTGCCGTCGAACTCAAGCGAAGCGTGATCAGTGAAGAACAGCCCGCACTTGGCTTGGGGCCCACGCTTGGACTTCATGGCGCCCTTGATCATCGCGCTTTCGATCACGTAATCAGGAATCACCAGGTCGCCGTCGATGCGATACAGCCCGGCCAACCATTCAAGGCGGGCCATTTCGTCGTAATCAGCGTCGGTCTTCTTCCGCTTGCCGCTAACGGCTTTCATTGCCTTCGCGTAGGTATTTCGCGGATCGGCTGTTTGACCGTTGTGGCACAGCAGTGGGCTGACGCCCTGAAGTCGGATCTGAACAGAAGGAAGGTTCGACATGTTGTCTACGTGTGGGAATCGATGCAGAAAGAGAAGGCGGGGCAATATGAACCGGATCGACTTGCTTTTTAGGGTCCAATTTGAAGCGCTGGCGTCGAACTGAATTAGTAATGCCGTCATGGCATTCAGAGCACAGCGTCAGAAGATCTGACATCTGCTCATTACCGAATGACGGGTACGTGTAGTTCGGTGGGCCAGCGTTCTTGTGGTGAACCTGAAGCGAAGGCCAGCCCAGTTCTTCCAGTTGCGCAGCTGTGATGCCGCACCCTTGGCACTGGTGGCTGTCGATCTCAAGGCGTTGCTGTCTGCGCTGCCGCCACTGGCGAGACAGGTAGTAGCCGCTAGGTGTGTTCAAGCATGATGGAGCCAACCTTTCGGCTGGGCGAGTAGTGGCCGGCCCGAAGGCCAGGAGCGGGGGCAGGTGGTGCTGCCCTGGTTCCGCATTGCCAAATCATACATCCTTGGTTCCAGATCTGCAACCCCCACCGCCTGGTCCGGGCAGTGGCTGGCATCGTCATGGAGCGGGGCGTTGGTGGTGGCTTCTGGATCATACCCCTTCTGTTCCGGATCCGCACCCCTTATGCTGTAGATCCACACCCCCTCCCCTCCATGCCCGGCTGGCCATCACGCGAAGGACGGACTGCGATCACCCTTGAACTGAAAACCGAACTCGTCGAGCACCTCGACGCGCAGGCCTCCTACCTCGGCTGCAGCCGGGCCGCGTACATCCGTGGGCTGGTGATTCGGGATATGGAACGCCAGGGCCCGGGTCGTAAATCGGCGCAGGGCTGAGCGGATGCCCACGCTCCTAGAGCAGCTCCAGGAGCTACCGGCCTCCTGGGGCCTCGTTGCGGTCGATGGCGCCAAGCGGCCCTATCAAGCCAGCTGGCAGGCCAACCCGCTCACCAAGGAAGAGGCCGCCACCGAGATCACCGCCGGTCGCGCCAAGGCCATTGGTGTCATCGCTGGCCCCACTTCCGGCGGCCTGCTGTTCCTGGATCACGACGGCATCAGCGCCAGCGAGCAGCTCGAAAAACTCGGCATCCCGCCCCGCACCCTCCCCAAGACCGCGATCTGCACATCCGGCAGGGATGGCCGCTTTCAGGCGCTGTTCACCATCCCCGAGCAGTACTGGCCCAGCCTGCGCAATCGCCGCGTGTTCGATACCGGCAAGGTGGACGCCGACGGCAAGGCCGAAAACCTCGACCTGCGCTGGAATCGCCACCAATCCGTCGTCATCGGTGCTCACCCCACGACCTCCGGCTATCGCTGGATCAAAGGCCGCAGCCCTGCGCAGGTCGGTATCGCCGAAGCGCCCGCAGCGCTCATCGAGCTGCTCATTGATGAGCCGCCCCCACCGCTGGCGCCGCTGCTCACCGCTGCAGCACTCCCCGCGCCCATGCCGGCCACTGTGCCGCTGCTGGAGTTCATCACCCGCGACTCTCGCGAGCTGATCGAAACCGGCGGCACACCCGGGCAGTGGAACGACGATCAGCTGAAGCTGGCCCTTGACCTCCAAGGCACCGCCGACTGGATCATTGCCCAAGGCCATCGCCCGGATATCTCAGCGGCGGATGCCTTCGAGCAGCACATCTCCGCCGCACGCATCAAGGCCAGGGACTTCGATGTCACCCGCGCCCGCAAGCGCTTCCAGGGCGCGGCCGCGCTCAGTCCATCCCCGGCGACACCTGCCCAGAAGCTCGAATCACGCCTCAAGCATCACACCCGGGGCCAGCGGCGGATACTCGCTGATCCGCCCGCGGCGACTGCTGCCCACGCACCAGCGCCCCAGGGGCAGCCCGCAGCCAGTCCGGCGCCGATGCTCGGCAAGCCCACCAAGCTCGAAGCCGGCGAACTCCTCGCCATGCTCCGCATCCAGGCCGGCGAAGATCGCATCAGATACAACCGCTTCTCCCAGCAGATCGAAATCGATGGGGCCGTGCTCGAAGGTGCTGAGCGGTTCTACCTCACCCTTGCCGAACAGAACTTCAAGGTCTCCAAAGAACTCGCCATTGACTGCCTGATCCAGGTGGCGCATGAAAACCCATACGACCCCGTGCGGCTCTACCTGGAGCACGTCGCCGCCACGGTTGAGCCTGGCTATATCAACGGACTGGCAACCGCCTACCTCCGGCCAGAGGACGGCCAATTCGGCGCAGGCCCCACCATCTACGACCACATGATCCGCTGCACCCTCATCGGTGCTGTACGCCGTGCCTTTGAACCTGGCTGCAAACACGACACCGCCTGCGTGCTCATGGGTGATCAAGGCGCCCGCAAGTCCTCGTTCTGGGAAGCCCTCGGCGGTGCCTTCTTCTCCGATGCCCTCGGTGACATCTCCAGCAAGGACGACCTGATGGTGCTGCATCGCAGCTGGATCATGGAGTGGGCCGAGCTGGATCACATCATGGGCCGCAAGCACGCCGGCCAGGTCAAGGCGTTTCTCAGCCAAGGCACCGACCTCTTCCGCGTGCCCTACGGCAAGGCAACCGAGGCCTTCCCCCGGCGCGGCATCATCGTCGGCTCAACCAATCGCTCCGCCGGCTTCCTGCAGGACGACACCGGCAACCGGCGGTTCTGGGTCATCCCCACCACCCGCACCGAAGCCGAGCCGATCGACACGCCCACCCTCATGGCTGAACGGGACGCGATCTGGTCTGCTGCGGTTCACGCCTACCGCAACGGCGAACGAAACTACCTGCCCCCTGATCTGGCCACCATCGTCAGCCAGGAGAATGAGGCGTATCAAGTGGAGAACCCATGGAAGGGGCCGATCGCTGATTGGCTCAATGAAGCCAGGAACCAAGGCATCGAACTGACCTCGGAAACGATCCTGAGCAAGGCCATCGCCAAGCCCACTGAACGCCAGAGCAAGGCCGATCAGATGCAGGTTGCCGCGATCATGCGCGACATGGGCTACGGCAAGGTCCGGCGCACCATCGCCGGGGTCCAGCGGTGGGTGTTCGTCAAGGGCTGAGGTTGGCAGATTGCATGGCACAGGCCGGCGAACCGCCGGCCTTTTTCTTTGTGGCACTGTGAGACTCAAGCGGGACCGTGAGATCTGCTAACCTCATTGGGCGAGGTTGGCAGCATCAGATCGGCTGCGGCGCAGGGGGTCTTCTGACCTTGCTAACCTTCTAACCTCTTAGAAAGATTGGTAGTAATAGAGGAAGTAGGGGTAGTGCTGCTGTGTTTCCTGCCTCCTAAGACAAAGGTTGACTAGGTGAGCAGGTTGGCAAGCCGACTAGTGAGCTTCCGCATCCCCATCCACCCACCCTCCATACCCTGCAGCAGCCGCCCTGCTGGGCATGAAACGCGCTGCTACCCCGTCGTCCCTGCTGGACCGCTCCACCCCCTGGCTGGCCTGGTGGCAGGAGCTGATCCTCAACTGGGTGGCCAGCTGGCACAGCATCGGCATCCTCCACGTCACCAGCAGCCAGACCGATGAGGACCTCACCTGGAGCGTGCCCACTGATCTCGACCTGGCACGGCTGGAGCTGGAGGAGTTGCTGGATGCTGAGTCCGAGGCGCGCTGATGCTGAACGTCACCCTCGACACCTCAGAGATCACCCGCCTGGCGGAGCGGGCCGCGCTGTTGACGGAGCGCAACCTCAGGTATGCGGTGGCCAAGGCGATGACGGAATCAGGGCGCAAGGCTCAAGCCAGCCTTAGGGATCAGGCGCCCCGTTTCATCGACAACCCCACCAGCTGGACCATGGGCGGCATCTTCCAGCGCCCCTACGCCAAGGCTGACAACCTGGCGATCACGCTGGGCTTTGCTACAGAGCGCCGGGGCCGCGGCTCACCTGCAGGGCGCTACGTCAACCCCATGGCCGCAGGCACCGCACCGCACCTCAAGGGCGCCGACCTGTCTGCCTCGCGTCTTGCTGGCGCCTCCCGTCGCTCCGTGCTGATCCCTGCCCGCACCTCAGGCCTGATCGACAGCTTCGGCAACGTGCCCCTACGCAAGCAGGCGGAGATCCTCGGCAAGGCCCGCGCAGGTGGCGCCTCAGGCGTGTTCATCGCGCCCGTGAAGCGTGGCAGCAAGACCATGGCCATCTTCCAGCGCAGGGAGGGATTCATCCCCCGCACCAGCACCCTGGAGAGCAGCGTGCAGCGCCTCTTCACCATCGACGAATCACCGAAGCCACGCGCCCGGCAGTTCCCCGTACAGCAGGTCGTGATGGACTCCTTTGCCAGCACATGGCGGCGATCCATGTCCGATGCGCTGGACTACGAGATGAGACGCGTGCTCGGGCGGTGAGGGCTTATTGAGAATCAAGAAGGCGCCAAGTGACTCTCAATAAGGCGGTGCTAATGAGAACCCAGTCATGGCAGGGGGTTTGGGTCCTGGCCGGGGTCTAGGCAAGCCGTTCTTTCCCAGCTCCGACCTGTAGGGCGATATCCGATTCGCAATAAGGTTGCCATGGGAATGATTCTCAGCGTCTCGCCAACTTCCGCCTGAGCAGCCCAGATCCGGAACCGCAACCACGCCATAGGCTAGTTGCATGACGGTTGCAACCAGTCAAGAACTGAGCGCTGGCAAGGGCGCTGAGCTGATCCGCACCAAGACGGGCCGGAGCTGCACCCGGCAGAACCTGGAGAAGCTGTGCAAGCAGGGCAAGTTGCCGCGCAGCACCGCGAGCGTTTCACCGGTGCGGGTGCGGGCGGAGCTGCTGGTGGATGAGTACCTGGCGAACGTGGATCAACGGCAAGCGGTGCGCGACCGGCCTGGGGTCCGCGCCGATGCGGCGCCACCGCCAGCGACTCGCAAGCCAGCAGCGCCTCCACCTGGCGATGGGCTGGCTGATGAGGAGCTGCCGGCGTACACGATCAGCCAGCAGCGCAAAGCATTCGAGCAGGCCAACCTGCTGGAACTGGAGCGCAAGCAGAAGGAAGGCTCCCTGCTGGACCGTGAGGAAGCGGAGCGCGCCTGGGCCAACACCGTGGGCCGGGTGAAGTCGCGCATCCTGGCAACAGCGAGTGCGGCCAAACAGCGGATCCCCCACCTGGACCCGGAGGAAGTGGAGATCTTGAAGGACATGCTGCGCGAGGCGTTGTTTGAGCTGGCAGCGGAGGGTGAGCGCGATGCCTGATTCGGACGTGCTGGAGATGGAGCGAAAGATTCTGCGGATGTTCAAGCCATCGCCGAAGTTGAAGTTGAGCGAGTATGCCGACCAGCACGCGGTGTTGACCGGCAGCACGGCGCAGAAGAGCAACTGGCGAACGCTGCCATATCAGCGGGAGATCCTGGACTGCTTCACGGATCCGAAGGTTGAGATGGTGGCGTGCATGAAGTCTGCGCGCGTGGGCTGGACCAAGATGTACGGGGTGGTGGTGCAGTATTACAGCCACCATGATCCGTGCGAGATCATGATTGTGCAGCCGGTCAAGGAAGACGCGGAGGGGTACAGCAAGGAAGAAATCAAGCCGTTGTTTGACGACACGCCAGCGCTTCAGGGGCTGATGTCGGAGTCGAAGGCGCGGAACACGGCAACCAACACAATCCTGCTGAAGATCCTGACGAATGGCGGGCTGATCGACATTGTGAACGCGGCCAGTGGCAGGTCGTTTCGCCGGAAGTCGCGGAAGGTGGTGCTGTTTGACGAGCCGGACGCATACGAGCGAATCAGCGAAGGTGACCAGATCAAGCTGGGACGAAACCGGGCGGATTACTACTGGGATCGAAAGATTGCGATTGGCGGCACGCCGATTTTCAAGGCAGAGCTCGGGGGCAAGGCAGAGCAGTGGTTCCTGAAGGGCGATCAGCGGCGGTTTTATGTGCCGTGTCCGTTCTGCGGTGAGTCACAGGCGCTGCGGTGGGAGCAGATGCAGAAGGAAGGCGAGCACGCGGGGAAGTACGAATGCCAGAACTGCCAGGAGCTGATCCCGCATAGCAAGAAACGGTGGATGGTTGAGCGCGGGGAATGGCGCGCAACAGCTGTGTCACAGGCGCCGGGGCTGGTGAGCTTCCACATCTGGGCGGGTTACAGCTACTCGCCAGCAGCGGACTGGGATGTGCTGGTGCGGGAGTATCAGGAAGCGCTGGAGATGATGCGCAAGGGTGATCCCGACCTGATGCAGACGTTCCATAACACGGTGCTGGGCCTGCCGTGGGAGGACACGCTGGCCGGGAAGCTGAATGTCGAGGGGCTAGCAAAGCGCCGGGAGAATATCGAGGCAGGCAACGGGTATGCGGCCGACACGATTCCTGAAGGGGTGTTGCTGCTTACGGCTGGTGTTGACGTGCAGGGCGGCGGCGGTGCGTTTGGCGAACGGCTGGTGCTGACGATCTGGGGGTGGGGCCGCGGGGAAGAGGGCTGGCATATCGCGCACTATGAGATCGACGGCGACCCGCAGCAGGTCGAAACACTGAACCAGCTGGACACGATCAGCGAAACGAAGTGGCGGCGAGAGGATGGCGCCGAGCTACAGATTGCGCTGGGCGGCATTGACGACGGCGGCCTGGCGACTAAGGAGGTGCGGGACTGGTGCCGTACCAGGATTGGGAAGTGGGCGCCGATGAAAGGCATTCCCGGTAAGGGCCGACCGCTGGTAGGCAAGGGCAAGGCGGTGTTTGTGGACCGGAAGAACCAGAGCTCCACAAAACGCGATGTGCTGCTGTATGACGTGGGGTACGAGACGAGTATTCAGCACCTGCAGGGGCGACTGAGGCAGGAGACGCCAGGGCCGGGGTATCTGCACTTTGGCGAGGGGTCTACAGATCAGTTCCTGGCGGAGGTGTTCCCGTGGAAGAAGGTGCCAAAGCGGCAGTCGGGGCAGACCGTGTACGAGTGGAAATGCCCAACGGGCAGCCGCGATGAAGGCGGGGACTGTACGCGGATGGCGTATGTGGCACTGCAGCTGGTGTCGCGGCGTTATGCGCGCGGGTCGATGTGGGATCGCCTGGCGCAGCAACTCACCGGCGCCCCAGCCGTCGCCACGATCGAGCGGAAAAAGGGCAGCTGGCTAACTCGATCATCTCCGTAGCCTGAGACAGGAGGTGCTTCCATGGCATTCACGCAGCAGCAGTACGAAGATCTGGTGGCTGCGATTGCCGAGGGTGTTACCACGGTGGCAAGCAATGGCCGAAAAATTGAATATCGGAGCCTGGCCGAAATGATGAAGCTGAAGGCAGTGATGGAGGAGGAGCTGGGCGTGAGCGGTGCGGGGCGTCAGCGCCGGTACGCCAGTTTCAGGAGAGATTGATGGCGAGCAAGAAAGCAACGCGCGGGCAGCTGGAGTTGGCGCTGAAAGAGGCACAGAAGCAGCTGGCGGTGTCGCACCTGCGGGCGTTTGAATCAGCGAAGGAAAGCCGCCGCACTGAGAACTGGTACACGCGCAACGGCGGGCCGAACGCCGACATCCGCACGGCGTGGCGACTGCTGACGCGGCGGCATCAGGATCTGGTTGATTCCAACCCGTGGGCCAGTCGGGCCGTTCGGGTGATCGTCAACAACTGGGTGGGTGATGGAATCATTGGCAGCCCGATCGGCGGCAGCAGGCGTTACGACCAGGCATGGAACGACTGGGCCGACACGATCGATTGTGACCATGCGGGCAAACTGAACTGGTACGGGCTGCAGGCGCTGATCGCCCGCACCACCGCCGTGCGCGGCAGCTGCTTAATCCGCCGCCACGTTGACGAGCGGATGATTGATCAGGGCCTGGTGCCACTGAAGCTACAGGTGCTGGAGCCGGACATGCTGGATTTCAGCAAGGATGACGGCAGCCGCATCAAGTTCGGCAAGCGGTACGACCGCGAGGGCCGGCTAGAGGGGTACTACATCCGCCAGACCCACCCTGGCGAGACGGAATGGAACGGCGTGAAGATCCAGAGTGACTTCGTGCCGGCCAGTGAAATCCTGCACACCTACGAGGTGAACCGCCCGCAGCAAGCGATCGGCGTGCCGTTTGGCTCAGCGGTGCTCCTGCACCTGCGTGACATTGACGACATTGCCCAGGCGATGTTGTTGAAGGCCAAGATCGCCGCGTGTTTCACGGCGTTCGTGTACTCGAACGAGCCGGGCGAGTCGGCATCCGTAGCAGCGCTGACCGAAACACTGGAGCCGGGTGCAATCGAGATCCTGCCCGATGGCAAGCAGATCACGTTTGCCAATCCGCCAGTCGCACCGGATTATGTCGAGCATCAGAAGTATCACCTCCATGCTGTGGCTGCCGGCTACGGCATCACGTTCGAAGCGCTGACCGGGATTCTGTCTGATGTGAACTTCAGCTCTGGCCGCATGGGCTGGATCGAGTTCCACCGGCAGATTGCAGCCTGGCGATGGAACCTGACAATCCCGCAGGTGATGGACCCGGTGCATCGGTGGTTCAACGATGCAGCCAAGCTGGCCCAGGTCCGCGGTCCGCGGCGGATGATCTGGACGCCACCGCGGCGGGAGTTGATCGACCCAGCTAAGGAGATCGCCTCGCTGATTGAAGGGGTGAAGGCTGGCTTCATGTCGCTGTCTGAGGTTCAACGGTCGCTTGGATTCATCCCAGCGGAAGTGATGGCGGAGCTGGAGGAAGACATTGCCAACGCCCGCGCCAAGGGTCTGGCCTTAAGCGTCGATGGCGCCAGTGGCCAGCCAGCGGTGTCCGTTGAGGATGCGGATACGGAAGCTCCATAGGCTGTTGGCATGGAGCATCAACACCCCCAACCCAGCGATATGCGGCGCGCGGCTTTCCAGCCGGCGACGCTGAATCCTGACGCTCGCACAATCGAGCTCACCTGGACCACTGGCGCCAGGGGGCGGCGTGCCTCTTGGTTCGATGGCGACTGGTACGAAGAGCTCGACATGAGCTCTGGCGCCGTCCGCCTGGACCGGCTGAACAATGGCGCATCGCTGTTGAACAGTCATCAATCCGCCGACCTGTCCAACATCCTCGGGGTGGTGGAGCGGGCGTGGATTGAAAACGGAGAAGGCAGAGCCCGGGTGCGCTTTTCGGAGCGTGCAGAGGTAGAGCCGATTTTCCGTGATGTGGCCAGCGGCATCATCCGCAACGTGAGTGTTGGGTATCAGGTCCACAAGTGGTCTGATCCAATCCGCGGTGTAGATGGCGAACCGCCGACCTACCGCGCACTGGACTGGGAGCCAATGGAACTCAGCCTGGTGGGTGTGCCCTTTGACGCGAAAGCGCAAACCCGTAGTCAACCAATTATCCCGGACACTTCCATGCCCGACAACCTGAACAAACAGGCCGGAGGTGATCCGGCCGAGCAGCAGCCTGCGAGCCAGGCCCGCTCCACCGACCCCACTCCCACGCCTGCGCCCGCTGTGGATGCGGAACTTCAGCGCACTGCTGCCGAGCTTCGCAGGGAGCGCGACCTTCTCCGCCTCGGCCAAGACGCTGGCCTGACCAGCGAGCAGACGGACGAGCTGATCCGCTCCGGCAAGAATGTGATGGAGTGCAGCCGCGAGGCCGTGCGCCTGATGCGCCTGCGCCTTGAGGGCGGCGATGTCCGCGACGAAAACGGCCCTGCTGCCCTCGGCCACCCTGCCCGCGTTGAGGTGACTCGCGACTCTGGCGACACCCTGCTGCGCGGCATCTCGGCAGGCCTGGAGGCCCGCATCCGTCCTGGCGTGCTGAAGGGCGAAGCCGCCGAACTGGGCCGGGAGTTCCGTTCCTACACGCTGCTCGAACTGGCCCGCCAGTGCCTGGAGATGCGGGGCGTGAATACCCGGGGGATGTCGAAGACCGAGCTGGTCACCCGTGGTTTCCACAGCACCAGCGATTTCCCGCTGCTGTTCTCCAACCTGGCCGGCAAGACCCTGGATGCTGCCTACGAGGAAGAGCCCCACACCTGGCGCCCGATTGCACGTCAGCGCAACCTGCCTGATTTCAAGCAAGCCAACGATCTGATTGTGGCTGGCGCGCTCACCCCTGAGCCCCTGCTTGAGGGTGGTGAGTACAAGGCTGGCACGCTGGTTGAAGGTCAGCACACCTGGCGGCTTGCAACGTACGCCCGGAAGATCAGCCTGACCCGTCAGGCCATCATCAATGACGACCTCTCTGCAATGGAGCGGGCGCCGGAGATGCTGGGCCGCGGTTTCCGTCGCCTGGAGAGCAACTTGATCTGGGGCTTGATCACCGGCAACTCCGCCACCAGTGTTGACAACGTGGCACTGTTCAACGCTGCCCACAACAACATGGGCGGATCGACGGGTCTGACGATCAGCACCAGCGGCTTCAACACCGCCAAGAAGGCGATGCGGAAGCAGACCGACCTCGCCGGCAACACGATCAACATCACGCCGTCGTATCTGATCGTCCCCACGGACCTGGAGAGCACCGCTCTGCAGTTCCTGTTCCCGTCGGGTTTTGCGCCTTCGGTACGCACTGGCGATAACGGCCCTGTGGTGAACGCCCAGACCACCAACATGGAGCTGATCGTTGAGCCAAGGCTTGATGGTGCTGCTGATGTGTGGTATCTGGCCACCTCGCCTGGCGCTGTCGAAGGGATCGTCTATGGCTACCTCGCCGGCGAGGAAGGCCCGACTGTTACCACGACTGAGAAGCGCGATCCTGACGGCATTGAGCTGCTGGCCCGCTTCGATTTCGGCGCAGCGGTGAAGGACTGGCGCGGTTTCTACCGTTCCAAGAACGTTTGATTGATCACCTAATCCCATCGCATTGATCCAATGAGAAACGATGTCCAAAATGGCGATTATCTCGACCACACAGCAGCCGCCAATATCGCCAGCGGTGAGCTGGTGCAAGTTGGCGACCTGCACGGTGTGGCCGTGACCGCTATCGCCAACGGCGCCACTGGGGCCCTGGCGATGACCGGTGTCTACACCTTCCCCAAGCTGACCGGCGCAGCTGGTGACGCCACCACGCGGGGCGGTCCGGTGTTCTTCAGTGCTGGTTCCGTGTCGGGCAACAGCTCCAGCGGCACTCGGAAGCAGGTCGGCCATGCGATTGAAGTGGCGGCTCAGGCTGCCACCACGGTGCGCGTGCGCCTGTCCAACTGACCCCCTCTGGCCCCGGTTTCCCGGGGCCTAATTCTTTCTGAGGCCATGGCCAACCCCTGGGACAGATTGCATCTGCGGATGTGGGAAGCCACATCAAGACGGCTGGGCCGTGTGGCGGTGCAGTTTGGCCAGCTGAGCACGTTCGGGATGTTCGACCGCAAGTCGGAGATCGTGCTGGATGAGCAGGTGTTGAGCCTGGAAAATGCGCTGACGGTCAAAACCAGCGAGCTGGGAAATCTGACGTATGGCGATCAGCTGAGTGTTGACGGCGCAACGTACAAGGTGCGGCACGAGCCGATGCGAATGGCTGATGGCCTGCTGTCGATTGTGCTGCTGGAGCAGATCCTCGACATTGCAGGAGTATTCGAAGCCGGAATCTACGAAGAGGGAGTATTCGCATGAGCCTGAATCTGATCCGGCGACTGATCAAGGGGAGCCCGCTAACGGCAGCGGATCACGACGGCAACCTGGACAAGCTGGAGGATGCGATTGAGGCGCGCGAGGCTACGGGCGCTGCCACCGCTGCCGTCGCCGGTCACGTTGCGGCTGCGGATCCCCACCCCCAGTATTTGACATCCACCGAGGGCAACGCGGCCTATGCGACCGCTGCGCAGGGTGCGCTGGCAGCTACAGCAGTGCAGCCGGGCGGCCTGGCTGCGGTGGCCACCAGTGGCGCGTACGGCGACCTGAGCGGGCGGCCGACGATTCCAGCTGCAGCCTCAGCGACTCCGCAACCACTGGGCACGGCAGCAGCGGGCAATGGCACGAATTACGCGCGCGATAACCACGTTCACGCCATGCCGAGCGCGGCGAACGTGGGCGCGGATCCATCAGGGACCGCTGCCAGTGCGGTGAGCGAACACGCTGCAGCTGCGGATCCCCATCCTGGCTATGCGCTGGAGTCCGCGCTGGGCACTGCAGCGGCGCTCAACCACGGCACAGCAGCGGGCAACCTGGTGCGGCTGGACCCGACGACGGGCCGACTGCCGGCGGTCGATGGATCGCAGCTGACGAATCTGCCCACGGGTGGCGGCGGGGGGATTAGCGACGGCGACAAGGGCGACATCACGGTGTCGGGGTCAGGCAGCACGTGGGTAATTGATGCCGGCGCGGTCAACACCGCCAAGCTCGGCGGCGACATCACGACAGCAGGAAAAGCGCTGCTGGATGATGCAAACGCTGCCGCACAGCGCACCACGCTGGGCCTGGGTGGCGCTGCAACATTGGGCGTCGGCACCACGGCCGGGACCGTAGCGGCTGGCGATGACAGCCGGATTACAGGGGCACTGAGTGCGGCGACAGCAGCCACCACATATCAGCCGCTGGATTCAGATCTGACGGCGATTGCAGCACTGAGCACCACGACGTTCGGCCGGTCGTTGCTGACCCAGGCCGATGCGGCAGCAGCACGGGCGGCGATCGGCGCGGGAACTGGAAACGGGACCGTCACGGGCGTGACTGCTACGGGTCTGCTGGCCAGCACCGGCGGCGCCACGCCTGAGATTTCAACCAGCCTGGCAAGCGGCACCCTGATGGGCCGCGCATCAGCCGGCACAGGTGTAGCCGAGGCCATCTCGATCGGTGCGGGCCTGGCGATTTCAGGCGGTGCGCTGGTGGCAACAGGCGGCGGCACGGGCGGCGGATCGGGCACTGTGACCAGCGTGGGCCTGAGCCTGCCGGGGATATTCACGGTGGCCGGCAGCCCGGTGACGGCTGCCGGAACACTGAGCGCCACGCTGGTAGATCAAGCCGCTGGGCTGGTGTTCGCCGGGCCTGGATCAGGCGCTGCGGCAACACCAGGATTCCGTGCGCTGTTGATGACTGACCTGCCGGCGGTGATCGCCCCGGCCACGGCGCTGACGCTACCGAATGGCGCTGCTGGCTCACCGGGTGCGCGGCAGATCTATGCGGTCTCCGACACGCTGCGGTATCGGGACTCAGGGAACGCTGAGCGGCTGCTGCTGAATGCAGCCGACAACCTGGCGAATCTGGGCAATGCAGCAACGGCCCGGACCAACCTGGGCCTGAGCGCACTGGCGACTGCAGCAGTCGGCAGCGGCCTGAGCCTGAGCGGCGGAACGCTGAGCGCTACTGGTGGTGGCGGCGGCGGCTCCAGCAACCAGCAATACACGGCGGGGTATTGGATTTCACCGGTCAATACCGTGGCAGCGACTGGCAACACAATGGTGGCGAACAACATTGCGCTGCATCCGTTTGTGTTGGACCGATCGGTCACGATTGGTGAACTCGGCGCGCGCGTCAATACAGCAGTTGCGAGCACATCAATTCAGCTGGCGATATACGGATCAGCAAATGGCGAACCAGATGGTGCACCGCTTGCAACAACGGCGAGCTTGAGTTCAGCGACAGCAACAACCGTGTCAGACAACGTTGCTGATTTCAATTTGACTGGCGGCGTGACGTATTGGATGGCCGCGAATAGCGATGGCACTCCAGCATTGCAAGGCTTTACAGGCTCATCTTTGAATACGGGGGCAATTGTAGGAGCGCCAACACTGGCTCAGTTATCAACTGGCAATACCGCAGCCAACCCATGGCGGTCGGCGGCTGCAACATTCGGCACGTGGCCAACGTTGACGGCCGGGGCGACGACTTTGCAGGGAGCCGGCCCACGCGGCGGAATTGTGTACCTGTACGTCACGGCGCTCCTGTAATGGCCATCGCGTATTCCCCCACTGGCATCACGATCACGGACGATCGCAACCCATCCCGCCCACCGCTGGTGCTACCCGCCACGGCGACACCAGCAGAGGTTGAGTCTGCAGCGGCAGGGTATCTGCAGCCGGCGCCAGTGGAGCCGGACTATGTGGGGTTCTACAGCGGCCTACTCGACAGCCTGACGTACCGCTCGGTCGTGATGATGCCTGCCACGGCTGAGCTGGCCAGAGCACTGGCGATCTTCGTGAGCGCCATGCAGGACGCGATGTCCGGCAGGGTGAATCCCGGGGCAATGCAAGGCGCGATCTGGCTGTTGCTGGGCCAGGTGGCGCTGACGGAGGCACACGCTGCTGAGTTGTCGGCGCTGATGACCACATACCACCTGAGCGGAACCTATCTGCTGGCACCGCCCACACCGGAGCGCGCGCGTGATGCAGGCGGCCAGTTTGTTGCTGACGATCCTGCAACGCCTGACGTGAATGAGGCCTGGGCATGACCACCAAACGCGAACAGATCCTTGACGCTGTAGACACCCTGCTGGCCGCCACCACAGGCGCGACAGGCCGCGTGTATCGCTCCAGGCAGGAAGCATTCAGCCGCAATGAATCACCCTCGGTGGTGATCGAGCCAGGCCCCAGCACCGCCACCCCTGAACCGGTGAGCACCTGCAAAATCGACCACACGCTGACCCTGGTGATCGCCGTCTATGCGCGCGGCGCTGTTCCCGATCAGGTGGCCGATCCAGTGGTGAAGTCGATCCACGGCCTGTTGATGGCCGACCGCAGTTTGGGCGGCCTGGTGATGGACATTTGGCCGATGAGTCGCGCGCCTGAGTTTGAGCGGGCCGAGTCTGCAGCGGTGTGGGAGGTGCTCACATACCGGGTCACATACCGCACCAGCATTGAAGATCTGGGCATCTGAATCGTCTCCATAGCCTGAAGTACACGACCCAGCGCTATGGCTCGAACCACAGACCCTGCACCGGAGGAATCCGCGCCATTGGTGTGTCCTGCACCTGAACCGGTGGCGTGTCCTGCGCCTGATCCTTTTGCGGGTCTGGGCGGTGAGTACGTGCTGGATATGAGCACTGGCGAGCGTAAACCCAAAACTGAGGAAATCTGATGGGCCTTCAAACGAACAAGCGTTGGATTGTTGTCGAGTCTGAGGCCACTTACGGCGTCGATCCTGTACCCGACGGCGCGGATGCCATCCTGCTGCAGAGCCTGAACCCCACGCCCATGCAGGGCGACACGGTGCAACGCGAGCTGGTGCGGGGCTACCTCGGCGCGGGCGAACAGTTCATGGCCAACGTTCGCAGCGGCTGCGAGTTCGGCGTGGAACTGGCCGGCTCGGGCGTTGTCGGTGCTGCCCCCCGGCCTGGCCGACTGATCACGGCGTGCGGTTTCGCAGCCACCACAACCGCGTCAGTCGTTACCGGAACCGCAACCGCTGGTGGTGTAAACACCATCACCCTCGCTGCAGCGGCCAGCGCGGTGAACGGGTTCTACACGGGGATGATCCTGCGCATCACCGGCGGCGTGGGTGCTGGCACGGTGGCACTGATCACCAACTATGTCGGTTCAACCAAGGTCGCCACG